GAATATCTTATCGAAAAAGGTGCTAATATTCACGCAGATAATGACGGGGCTTTACAATGTGCTGCACGAGAAGGACATATCAATATTGTTAAATTTCTTGTTAAAAACGGAGCTGATGTTCACGCAGATGATGGCTGGGCTTTACGCTTTGCTGAAGAATATGGACATATAAAAGTCGTTGAATATCTTAAACAAGTAAGTGAAAAGGAGACTACAAATGAGTAAAAAAACAACTTTAAAAAAATGCATTGAAGAAATGAAGGAATATAAGACCACAATCATTCAACTGAATAAATTTGAAGTTTGGGTTAAAAAATTAGAGAAGGAAGAGTTAGAAGAAAGAGAAATACATATAACACACAATGATATTTTAATGTTATCAGAATTTTTAAAATTTAAAAAAACCATACAAAATGCAATTGGAGATAAGATAGAAAATCTAATTAAAAATTATGCAGATATGAAGATGAAAAAAACATGATAATATAAAATCTTAATAAAATTTTACAAACTACCAGAGGAAAACACAAATGACTAAAATAAACGATTACTCGCAATTTTTTATAATCGGGACTGTTATAAAAGAACCAAAGATAGACGACACATATACATTTTTAAAAGTACAAATTAAAACACAGAAAAAACAGTACAGCGGAGATATAAAAACTCATGAGATAGAATTAACCTGTTTTAACAATGAAGTTAAAAAAAAAATACAAGAAGAATTACATACAGGAATGCAAGCAACTTTTACGGGAACGATTGGAGGCACAAAAGCTGACTATAAAAACAAAAAAGGTGATGATGTGTTTTACATGTCATTATATATCAACACTGTGATGATAGGTACAAACAAAGAAGAAACTGAAAAAACTTTTGAAAATGAAAATAATTTTTCAGATAACAAACAAAAAGAATTAGATGATATGCCGTTTTAAATCAAGGAGTAAATATATGAATGTTATAAAATCAGAAGTACTTAATTACTTCTTAGAACATCCACAAATAGAAGACGAAGAATCAGTCTGTTTCTGCGGTTTCTGTATGGAAGAAGAAAAATATAAATATTCAACAATTGAACACACGCCAAGAGGATTTATTGTACACGAGTACGAATAAAGGAGAAATAAAATGCTAATATTAAAACGATGCCCATATCAAACTTTTTCAATTGGGAAAGATATAGAAATAAAAGTTTTAAGTATAAATAAAAATGAAAATTCAGTTAGAATTGGTATTAACGCACCAAAAAACATAAAAATTTTAAGAGACGATTGTATAAATACAAATGTTATACACAAAGAAGAAGTACCTTACGAAAAAATGGATGACAAACAAATTCAGGAAAAATACGGAGAATTACTGAAAAAAATACCAGAGGAGGTTTTAAATGTTTGAAATTAACACCAACATATTAAAGGTTGGAGATCATAGTTTATGAAAGAATAATAAATTTACTTAATAAAATGTTCGCTAATTCCACCAATAAAAATACCAACAATAAGAACACCTATAGCTTTCATAACTAATTTACCAACGTTAACCATACCAATGCTTAAAACTTTTTCTTTTAATGGTTTAAATTCTTCGCTCTTAAACGTATCTAAATTGTTTTTAATGGAATCTAGTTTTAAATCGATAGATTTTAATGTTTCTTGTAAGTGAGCGTATGTAAGATCAAACGTGGTTTTTTGATTAATAAATTTTGTTTTTTCTTCTTTATAATCGTCCTCTAGGCTATTGAATTGGTCTCTAAGTCTTAAGTGGCGCTCTTTTTTAACAAAAAACTCTTCAAAGTGTGTTTTTAAAGTAGACATACTTTGAACAACTTCTATTTTGAACTGATTAAATAATTTGTTTAATTCGTTTATTTTTTCTAGGATATATTCGTTTGATTTTATGTTGTCTTTTTTAACCATTTTTACCTTTCTGTACCTATCTTCGTCAAAAGCGTTTTAGTTTTTGAACCTTCCGAACTTCCAAAATAATAACCAGCAATTGACATTATCATACCTTCCAAAACTCCTAATGCATTTGCTGCTAATTCTTTAACACCTGTTGGTATAGTATGAAATAATAAAACTCCGACAAAGATAAAAAAACCCAATAAAAATATAATGGCCAAAATAGACGGCACCCAATCTCGTTTTTTTAAAAGTTTTGTTAACTCTAATTCACGAGAACGCGCATTTTTTCTGTCTAAAGATGAAATTTTATCAGAATCTATACCCAACTGAGCTAATTTTTGTTTATAATCTAAATCAGCTTGTCGTAATTTAGCCAATAACTCTGGGTCACCATCTTTTATTATCTTTTCGATCTGCTCCTGAGAAGCGTCAGAAGTTCCTGTTAATATATTACTAACAATGGTTAAAGCTTTTTCTCCGAAAGAACCACCGATAAAAGAACCTAAAGTAGGGGCAACAGCTTGTATTAGTTTTTTTAACATGACTTTAATCTACATAATAAATACTTTAACTTAATTTATATCCACTTTTCACCCAATAATTGAAGTATCGAATTTAATTTTTTACCCTATCGGAAAATAAAATAAAAAAACAAGAAAAGTGGATTTGGTATTAAAGTAATATTTTAGGCGCTCGTTAGTGAGTAACTTACAACTTTTTAATCTCATAAAATTAAAAAAAGCGCCTAAGATATTATTTTAACAAATATAGAAATGACCCACGCAGCTATTTACGAGAAACCTTAAGGAGCCCCACCGCGTAGGATTTACATTTCAAATCCGTAAGATCTTTTGAACATTTTCCATTCTTTTTGTCAACCACAAAAAAAATAAGACCAAACGAACTCTTTCAATATATATTATATGTAATTTAAGCAAACTCTTCAACTATATCTTTAAAAACAGAAATAGCTTTTTCAAGACTTGTTTTACCTAAAGCGGTATTGTAATACTTTTTATAATATTCGGCTAATCCAACATAATCGGTATATACAGGCAAAGGAGAAGGAATCATATAATATTTAAGTCGAGCTATTACGGTTGAAAAACTTAAATCTGTTACAAGCTTATTCCATAGCTGATCATGTTTAATTTTAAGTGTTTTAATACTATAAATGCTTTCAATTTTTTCTTTCAATTTTTTATATTTTTTCAACTGAAGAAATCTTAGTAAAATATCTTTAAAAGTAACAACTTCTAATTGATAAATACTTACAGCAAGAGATGTATTAATACCACCACCATGTTGAACCAAATAAGTTCCACAATTAGTTTCTAGCTCTGCGGTCCCCAAAAGCAAAAGATCGGCTGAAGTAGATTCTAAATCGATCTGTTCAAGAGAAGGTATAATTACATAATCCAATAAATCTTGTTTATTTATTCCCATGTTTATATTCCTTGAATTAAATATTATTCACATTTAATCAATTGAAGTTAATTTTTTAATTATAACATAAAATTATTTAAGATACTTTACTTATAAAAAATCGAACTAATTCAACACAAAAATATATTCTGTAATGTAATATGTATTTTCATGTAATACAAATTACACAAATTTTATTCTAAAAAATAAATAAATACAAAAAATAAGAAACTGTTTCTTAAATAGAATCATTCAATCCAGAAATTTTAAATCATATAATAATCTTTACTTTTCAATTGGTTATATTCATTTTTATTCAAAAATCCAGAAATTAAATTTAAATTTTCTTTTAAGAATACAAAACTTAATCATTGTTTTTCTATATCAACTATGTAATACTGTATGTGTTTTATGTTAATAACCCAAATACGTAATAGAAAACTTATACAAGCTTCGAAATAAGTTTACTTAGAGGAAAAAGAAATGAAGATAGATAACTTAAAATCAAGAAATCTGTTAAATCCAAAGCAAACAGCTGAATTATTAGGTATAACTACTGGTACGTTAAGTGTATGGCGTTGTGCCAAAAGATATCCCTTAAGTTATATCAAAATTGGTAAAAAAGTGCGTTACGACTCCAATGATATTGAGAAATTTATTAGAAGCAGAACAATTGAAATTAATTTATTGCAAGACACAGGGAGCTTAAAATGAATAACAAACAAAAAAAGCCAACTTCTCAGTTGGGCAATTTTAATAAAAAGCAAAAGATCAACTGAATATGAAGATCTTATAGATAGTTTTTTTTATTTCAAAAAAGTTAGATTTTGATTTTATTTGTTTATTTAGTGTTTTTCATTATTTCTTTTGTTAGTTCCAGACGTTCTCGAACTTCTTCGCTTTCTGATCGTTGTATTTCTGCATCTATCTTCTTATCTGTTAAATGTGCGTCTACTTCAACTTTTAATCTTCCAGTTTGAGAATCATACATATCAGCCATTGCTTTTAAATGATTAGACATTGCAAACATATGTTGATCTTGAATTTGTTGTTTAGCAGCAATAAGTTTTAATTGTTCTAGTTGTTGATTTAAAACAGCTTCTGGATTAGGAGGTAAAGGTTTTCCAGTTTCTTCAGCCAACACTTGAGGAGGAACTAAACTCTTTAATCTTTCTGATATTTTGTCAGATTTATTAACGTCAATGTTTTCTGCAACTAGTTGCGCTAATAAATTATAAGCTTGTCCGCTCGCGTCTGCTTTAATTAAATTCAATGCCAATTCAGCATTTGCGGCTTTTTGCATCGGAAACGAAGAGCCAACGGAAACTTCTATTGAATATCTGTTTGGCTTAAACATTTTTTGCATTGAATATTCTTGTTGTTGGTCGTCGTAAAATGGTGAGTTGATTTCAATTGTCTTATCTTCTGAGTTTTCGTCAGTAATAGTTATACTACGCTTACTGTCGTACACAAAAGGTATGGCGTTCAAAATTATCTTACCTGTCGCCTCAATTGCTTCATTTCTTCCTTTTCTATATTCTCCTAACACAGAATTACCAGCGGTTGCGCGATTTAATATAGCAATCCCGCTTTTTTCATTAGAAGGTCTACCGATATTAGCTTCATAACGCCCCATTCCCACCTTAATATCTTCTTCTGTAAAACTTGCTTGTTGCATTAAATCTGTTGGCATTGATGGAGGGTTAAGAACTTCAGGTTTATAACCGGGAGCCGAAGACGGATCGTATGGCAAGACAATAGAAGGACTATTCATATCATTCCAGACTTCAATATATTTATCAATCATGCGATTTGGAACTATAAATTTAGCTTTCTTACTGATCTTCAACCAATCTGCTATTTCTGATTTTATAAAATTAAGTAGACGCTGAGCGTCTACAACATCTTGCGCATAAGAATAAGTAAATTGTTTTCCTTTTATTATTCTTGAGCTTCCTTTTACAAAAATCAACGGCAGATCATCAAATGGAGTTTCTGATTTCTCAAGAATGTATTTGTCTGTAAACTTATAATGAATGATTTTTGATACGTTTTCTATTTTTGTGTCAACTATTTGTTCTTCAAGTTCGTGATTATTTTTTAAAGCTTCTTTAAATTCTTTTTCACTAATCCACTGATTGTTTGTAAGCAAATACTTCTTGTTATTTTTATAAACTCGCTTATATTCTTCACAAATAGTAATACGATCTTCATCGCCCCAGCTTATGTTACAATCTGATGTGTCTGTAAAGCTGTCTGGATAGGGAAAGTTAGAATAAAGGCGTTCAAATTCTTCTTTAGATAAATGACTTATTAATCCTGCGTATTGTCCATCAATTTTTGTATTATCTTTTGCGTTCAAATCCCAGTAGCAATTAACGGGGTTTATTATCTTTCTAACGCGCAAAGCGTTAACGTTTCCCTCTCTTATGACAATGACGCGCCAAGCTGCATATCCACCTTCTAAGCATTGAACCTGCGCGTCTTTATAGATAGATTGCGTTTTAGAATGATAAGCGATATTTCTAACTAAACCTATCAAAGTATCTTTTGTAGAATCTTTTTGAAGCAATGGTTGTTGTTGTAATTGTGGTTGTTGTGGTTGTTGTAATTGTGGTTGTTGTGGTTGTTGTAATTGTGGTTGTTGTGGTTGTTGTAATTGTGGTTGTTGTGGTTGTGGTTGTTGTGGTTGTGGTTGTTGTGGTTGTTGTGGTTGCTGTTTGTCTACTGCAACTTCTCTCAATTTAATGTCTACCGAGAACTCTTCATCTTCTCCAATTATTTGCCGCAAAATTGGACGAATCTTATTAAAGGTTAAGCGTGCTTTGCTTCTACTTTTATAGATATCTATGTCGTTTTGTTCCCACATCTCTCCGTTTATAAAAGCGGTCATGAAATTATAATTAGCAATATTTCTTTGAAAAACAGCATTAAAATTAGATATATGATTTTTAGCGTCTTTGATAATTTTCTGGGAGTCTTTGCTGTCAGACTGCTTTTTTGTAAATTTTGTCATCTTTATTTTCTCTTAGATCCACACACTTTTTGGTTTTTTCATAAAATAAGCGCTATTAATTTCTTTAGTATGCTCTTCTAATATAGCAAATTCAAGAGCAACATATTGAAATGCGTCATGTACATCCGAGTGTGGGTGTGTTTTTTTCGGTTTTTCTTTATAATAAATCTCACCGTCTTTTCTGGTTTCTTCTAAAATATACGCACTATTAAATCCTTCTCGCAAGTAAGGACAACCGATTCTTGAAATCAATAATGATACAAAACCTGACGATGATATTTTTCCCAACAGCTGATTTACAGCTGCTAGTCTAGGTTCAATTCTATTTGTTCTAGCCGCTCTTATATCTAAATTCAAATCAAGTAATTGTGTCCGTCCGTCGTCTGTCTGTGCGCAATCATCAACTCCCTTGGCTCGTATTTTTCTATGCATATCGTTTGTACGTGGCGCGTTTTTTTCAAGCCATGGAATCAACTGTTCGGTAGCTAAATCACTTATATAGATATGTTCACCACAAAATTCTTTTATAGCTCTTAACTGTCCTGCCACAAACTTACATACAATAATTGCAGGTGCTACACGTCCATAATCTACTCCGTAGATTATTTCAACATTCTTTTCAATCTCAATATTTTCAACTGAGTGTATATCGTCATTATACTTTTCAAAAACTTTCTGACCGCTTCTAATAGTGCCATATTTTCCTTGCACATAAACTCGTATATATTCTTCACCGTTTTGTAACATGTTGAAATAATACTGATAACCACCACTGAGATGTTTAATATTTTCTGCGTACGGATTAGATTTATATTGTTTTTGATCATTTAAAAGCAGAGCTGGCGGTTGATGATATATCTTTGTTGTAACAATGTGCTCTTTTGATTCAAACAAATATTTTAATTCACTTTTATAAATTTGATGTCTGCTTGCATCATTCTCTGATGTTTCACACCAACCTTTTGATTCGATTTTTGGTATCCAGTGCCGTTGTTTGGGAGCGTTTGTATCACCTAAAATTCCGCTCCAATATTGTTCATCTTGTTGTTTTAAAATATTTTTTTTTGGATAACGTCCAATTCTTCCCAGAACATATTTTAATACTAATGAATCTAATTCAGAGACTTCAGATAGCCACACAAATGTTGCTTCAAAAGATTTTAGATCACGCAATTGTTTTTCTGTATCAATAGAAAGAAAATGAATGGTCAAATCAATCAAACCTTGATCGTCACGAAACTGGTGGTTATAAAACATCGGCGATTGATTGTAAGAGTATACTTCTCCAAGTTCTCCACACCAGTCAAGCCAACTCGCTAAGCATGTTGTCTTTAACTCTTTAAAAGTATTACGAATAACAAGAACTTTACATCTTCTGATATTATCTTTACAGACAGGCATTTTTGCAGCACGCATAATGATTTCTGCAATCATAGCGCTTGTTTTACCACTTCCGAACGGTCCAACTACAATTTTTACTTTTGAATTGTCATTATGAAAAATTTTATGAGTTAGACTGGGATGATAAGTGATCTTAGATTTGAGAAACTCAACCCTAGTTTCTTGAATTTTAACGTCAATCTTGGGATTTTCTATTTTATCGACGTCTTGTTCGAGACGATCAAGACGTTTTAGTAGTTGAGTTTTTTTGGTCATAGTAGATTCTAAACCGATCTGTTCAAGAGAAGGTATAATTACATAATCCAACAAATCTTGTTTATTTATTTACATTTTATTTGTTATCTTTTAGAGGTATATTTAATTCTTTTTTCTTTAAATTATCTAACTTCTCTAATGCTTTTTCATTACTTTCTTTTTCGTGTTCAATTTCAGCTTGTTTTTTCAAAAATTCCTCTGCTTCCTTTTTATTTAAATTATCTAAATTTTCCTGACGAAGTCTATCTTTTTCTTGAGCTATAAGAACATTTAATTGTTGAACAATAATTAAATGTTTTTGTTGAATTTCTTCAAAAGTTTGACCTTTGTATAGATGTTCATAATATCTTTTAGATTTCTCATCAGTTTGAATTTTACTATCTTTATAATTAGACGCATACAATTGTGATGCCATATAAATATAATTGATTTCTTCTATACTAAAAACTTTATTCATTTTTACCTCTTTATATTAATTAATAAATTTATTATATATAATTAACTTTTTTGTGTCCAATAATTTCTACCTGCAACCCCATCAAAAATAAACGTTGCTGCGTTTATTGTTCCTGGTGCAAAAACAAGATTTGCACCAGTGTTTGTTAAAAATGGATAACCCATACCAGTAACATCATTATGATTAATAGTAACTGTGTTTAATGTACTTGTTTTTAATATAGTTATTTCTTGACCAGGCATTGGATATCCTGTGCCATAAGTCGTATTTCTAACAGTAATAGAATTAGTAAAACTATAACATGAAAACAACTTATAATTAATTATATCTATGCCAGTGTGAAAAGTTATGGGAGATATATTATCATTAAGTTGAAGAGTCTTGGAACTCATTCTATTTATATCTTTTAATTGAGTTATTTCTCTATCATTAAAATTTATCTGAATAATAGCTTGATTATTTGTAGTGTCTCCTTGTTGCCACACGTTTAGAAAATTACCAACTCTTTTTATTTGTGGATTAACAGTTGCGCTTTGTAAAAGAAAATTAAATTCAGATGTTCCGCCAACACCTCCTTCTACATCTATAATGCCAGCTTCTAAAGCATAATTTCTTTTAACCGTTAATCTTGCTTGGTCCATCTTAATAAGATTTTTTGGTGTTCCTCCAACTAATTCGGTGCTTATCTCCAAAGCTCCATTTAAAGCTGTATAACTAACGTTAACAGGGTATGTTGTTGAAGAAATGTTTTTTACGTACCAATTTCCGTTTGCTTCAACGCCAGCACCCCATGCATTTATCGAATTTTCAGAACCCCATAATCGCGCAACTGTTCCGCTGGAATAAAAATTATTGTTTCCAGTAAAAACATTAGATGTATTTAAATAAGCAACATTAGTTAAAGTACCACCAATATTAATATCAGAGCCGTTAATCTCATAATTTTGTCCTGCTGCCAAATTAATACCATAGTACGAATTGAACTTTCCGTTACTTAAATAAGAAGCACGTAAGATATCCCCTATAACAATATCATACCTGTTTTGACTTCGTACTGTTCCTCTACCGTCTCCAGTTACACCAAGTTTTAATCCCGCACTAGAAGTAATACCAGTCGTATCGTTTGTTATTTGCATAAAATTTGGTGTAGCTGCAGGATTATGCAGACTTACTTGATAAGTACCAGTGTTTCTACCAAAAGAAATTTTATCAGTTAATGTTTTTGGTGAAAGAACACCACTTATCTGATTCCAATAAGTAATACCTCCCGTATGATCGGTAACAAATTTCTTATTTGGTATAGCATCATCTCCACCAGCTGTTACCAAATCTTCGTAATTAGCTGTATCTGTACCTACCGATAATAATCCGTTTGTATAAGATACATTAAAACGATTTTCTACAATAGTGCCATTCCATGAATTTATTACAAAATCTTGAGATGTTTCTTTTGTTCCCCATTGAAACGCTCTTTGAACACCACCACCACCTAAACCGTTTTCATAATATCCTGCGGAGAAATAAGCTTCTTTTGCTGAATTTCTTAAAAAAAGCCCATGTTCTGCGTTACCGCTATAACTCTCTCCAATAAATCCTATATTTTTCCCTGAATCTTGAGTACTGTAATGTAAAACATCAATGTCTGACTCTTGAAGATATTCAATTGATGGATTAATTGTTGCACCGTTGTCAATTTCTAAAAGCTGTGTTGTAACTGCGCTATTATTACCTACCACAATTTTTTTTGTAACATCTTTTAAAACAACATTTCCTGCAAAATCTAAGTCTTTGGATGTTTGAACAACTGCTGCCAATGTTCCTCCTGCGACAATTTGAATCAGATTTTGGCTTGCTAAAACTCCACTTCCTGCCCCGTTAATTCCTACATTCAACCCGTTTGTAGCGCCACTTCCTGTGTTATTATTAGTAAATTGTAAAAAAGTGTCAGAGTTTGTTGTTTTATGAAATTGTGCTATATTATTTGGGGTAGCAAATCCAATGCCAAGTTTTCCCGTTAAATTTAAATTATTAAAGTTTACATTATCAGAAGTTTTTAAACTTTGATCTAATTCCCCTAAATACCCCCATTGAGTATTACTAATAGTATTAGTATCAATGTTTTCTAGTTGAGAAACTTCATCATCAGTTAAATTTTTTAAATTTAGACTTAATCCTAGATTTGTAAGTGACGTATTA